GTTAAATTATATGAAATATTAGCGATATAATGGATACAATAAATAGAAAAATATTACTAGAGGATAGTATTGACAGAACATATAATAGCCCAACATGGGGAACTATTACTGCAACTACATTTTATTTAAAAATTAATATAAATCAAAATGTTGATGATATGGGAATGTTCACTAATATTGAATATTTTCCAGATAATAAAGTAACGTCAACTAAAGCTGATTATACTGTATTGGTTAATAAATTAAGCGCTAGTGGTATAACATTTCCATTTATGAATGGTGCAACGTCACCAACAATGACAGGTATAACTGGTACGACAAAACTTGTATTAAGAATGCCATCTAGCGTTGAGTCTGATTATTACGTCTTTGGAAATTTAGTTATAACTGGTTTCACTGATAGTAAAATAGAAGATGTTACATCATATAGTTCGATAAACACACATAGGATTGGTTTTAATACTAATACCGATACATATGTAAATTATTTAGGTAACACTATAAATGGTGTCGATAGGATTAAAAACACTAGTGAACCAACTGTTTATGTTTTTGATACACCTAACGATGTTAATTTAGGTACAAGCAATCAAAAATATGGGTTACAATATTCTGATTATACAGGAAAAACAAGAGTAGTTTTAATAGATAATGTTGAAACTTCAATACCAGAAACTGATTTTAGGTTTATCGGTGAAGGTTTTAATCAAACAAATGTGTCATTATCAGCATTAACAAAAGAAGAATATTTATTTGGTATAATTTCTTTACCAGAAGTAGAAAGTGACGTATTTATAGATAGAGGTTTAACAAGTGTTATGGATATGCATTTAAGGATGTCTGAAATAAAAAATTTAGATGAATTAGCTAAATACGGTAACGGATTCTATAATTTAAATAAACAATAAAATATACTTTGTTAAAAATAAGGCTATATTAATAAAAATAGACAATAACAATATAAAAATTAATAAACGAATAAAATGGCAACTGGTACATATGGTGTAGTTCGTGGGGCAGATATTAGCCCAGATGATGTAGAGATATTTTATCATTACACACCATCAAGAGATAAGGTAGGTAATAATACGTTAATAAAATTAGACCCTAATGAAGTATTAATAAAAATTGATAACCCAAATAAAACACAATCTGGGGTGTCATCATTTGAGATATTTGGTGGGATGTATACGCTTAAATTACCTGTAGCTACTTTTGGTGTTAAAGGATTTTATACTATAATGATAAAACCAGTTGAAATTAGAACAAAAATTGTTGATTGTGGTGTGCTTTCGGCATATCCAGATATCAAGGGTATTTTATTCGATATTTCAACAATACCTACTAATTTTACTAATAAATTTGAAAATAATGGATTGGTTGGATATAGAATTGAATATCTAAACAGTGAGGCAACTGCTACTGATGCTAAAATTAATAATTTTTTTAGAATTATTACATCAAATAACAGAGCAGAACCAGTTAATGAAAATTTAACAAATAGCAATCAAAAATCTATTCGTTATAGATTTAATGATAACTCATCACTTACCTATTGTACTGTATCGCCTAGTTCAGCCCCAAATGTTAAACCAAATGCTTTACCATTTATCGGTCAACCTAATCAACAAGTTATAATTACCAACACCTTTTTTAACCCAATAATGATTGAAGTTGAAATGGTACAATATGACGTTGAGACACTTGCATTTGGAATACTTGGAAATCAAACTAAATCAATTGAAGATGGTATTTATACAATATATAACTTTAATAATGATATTTATAAACAATATAACTTATACGAAATAAAAGACCAATTTACTGGTAAACCATTATTCGAAGTTAGAGAAGAAAGAAATAGTATTGATTTTTCTAAAGCATTTACAAATATCACAAATATATAATAAAAAAATGGGTAATAAAATTAAAGTTGTTGGTTATTCAAAGAAAGAATTTTTTGGTAACGGTATAGAATACAGACCATTCTCACCAGATTTAGTTGGGTTACAATTATCTAGTCATGGTGGTACACCATTGTTTACAATGGGTAATTTTGCAATAACAACAAACATGGAACCAAAAAGTGATAAAACTTTTGTCACTACTAAGTTCTCTAATTTTATATCTTTAACTGATTTAAATTTAACAGTAACAGAAACCCAAACTTTATTATCTAATAATGCTGGTGTTTATCTTAATTTAGATAAAAAGAATTTAAAAAACTATGCATTATTTGGTTCATTAACCGAATTTGTTAGAGTTTCTTTAGAGGATATAATAACCAAATGGCCAGCTTCATTATATACAACAGCAAACAGTGTTGATAGTAATGGAAATCAAATAACTGGTTATACTATTGAGAATTACACATATGATTCAGTAACTCAAGAAGCATCATTTAAATTAAATAATAGTTTTTTAATAAATAAATTTCAAATAAACTATTTGAAAAATGGAACTATCTTAAACACATTTAACGAAAGTAATCCATTAAGAGATTTAACAAGTGGGTATTTATCGTATTCAATAACAAACAATGGTGTTGAATATCCGTTAATTGACTTTACTGGTTCAACATATCAAGTTAATGATTATTTATACTTTAAAGTAAAAGGTAATGTGTTTAGTGGTGTAACCAATTCAAATATTTCTTACCATATTAAACCAAACAAAACGCAACAAGATACATTTTTTAATGCGTTACCAGAATTTGAGTATTACCTTTTAAATAGAAAAGTAACACCAATTTATACATCAACATTTAATTACCCAATACTAGGTAGTAATGGTGCTATATTATATATCAGTGAATCAATAACATGGCCAGTATCTGATGGTTATAACATAGATTTTGATACATCAGAATATTTTAATTACATCACTAAATTATTAGACATATCAAAAAGTAATGATACGAATTCTAGTGATTTGATAAATAGATTTTTAGTAACAGAATCAATCACTGCATTTGATACAGCACCTATAGTTATTGACCAAAGCCAAATTGACCAAACAGGTCAAAAAGTTAATAAAACACTAAGAATATACGGTAGGGAATTTGATGATATAAATAAATTCATAAGTGGTATTGCTTTAGCTAATACAGTAACTTATGATAAAGAAGATAACACACCAGATGCATATTTAAAAAATATAGCTAGAGTGTTAGGTTGGGAATTAATATCTTCAGTTATTGAAAATGATTTACTGTCTAATTACGTTAATTCAGCTGAATCAACATATTCAGGTGAAAGTGTTGGCTTAACACCAGCAGAGGCAGATATTGAATTATGGAGAAGATTAATATTAAACACACCATGGATTTGGAAATCAAAAGGAGCTAGGAAATCTGTTGAGTTTTTACTTAAATTTATTGGCGCACCGCAAGGTCTAGTTAAATTTAACGAATATATCTATAAAGCAGATGCCCCTATAGATATTGAATTATTTAAACAAATATTAGCGTTAAATGGGTTAGATACTGACATATCAATATATCCAATGGATTCAGATGGTTACCCTAGACCTTTAGCAGATACAGCAGATATGTACTTCCAAAATAATGGTTTATGGTATAGACAAACTGGTGGATTAAATTCTGATTCTGATATATTAACAGGTAATAACCCACATTTAGGTCCTTATGATGGCGGTTATAAATACATAAACCAATTTAGAAAATTAATAACTGATTTTTCAGCAGTTACACTTTCAAGTGTAACAATAACTACAGGAACAACTAATTTATATACAAATAACCAATCAGGTACATTTGACCAAACATCTGCTTATACAACAGTAAACACAGTTGAAATAGCGGATGAAGATTTATCAAGTTGTTATGTTGTTAAGGCAACTGTATTACCTGACCCATATAGTGGAGGTACAATACTTAATAATTGTGGGTGTCCATGTGAAGGTACTGATAATGTATTAAGTGTATGTGTTGATAAAGCACCAGAAATTAAAAAAACACCATGTGGTCCAAATCTAATTTCAAAACCTACAGTAGATGCTGAAGATGGTCTTTACTATTTTAGTTATTACCAGTATAATATGGACGGCAGTATTTATAAATATAATAATGTTATTGTACCATCAGTTACAAAGTATTCAACACAAGAATGCTGTAAAGCAAATAATGGCACACCGTTTTTATATGAAGAATTTGAGTTAATTGGTACTAATTATGTTACTTGGAATTCTGGTTATATTTGTTGTGATAAATCTGGTAAATGTGGTTGTACTTTAGGTTGTAAATGGACAACAAGTACAGATACATATACAATAACTAATAACACAGGCACAAGTCAATTTGGTTTTGATTCATCTTCTAGCGCTGTTCAATATTTAATATTTAACAAACAGAACGGTGAAAAAGGTGTTGTTACTACAGATGGTTGTAATTGTATTGATAAATACACTATAAAAGTACCTAACATTGTTGACCCATATACAAATAAAGTTGGTGTTGGTTGTCAATTAACATCATTAGGGTTAAGAGATTTAAGTGAACCATCAACTAGTACAATATTAAGCACGTATAAGGCTAGAAAAGATGGTGTAATAGGTTGTAGTGCAACATATAGAACTGTTGTGTCAAGTTGGTAATAAATAATTGAAAAAATAAAATATAGTGAAGTATTTATATACAAAAGATAAAATATAATGGGTTATTTTTACGGTAAAAAAGGATGTGTTAGCTTGGCTTCAATAACGAGAGCTAATGGCGTTGTTGTCAAGAATAATGATGGAACATTATCTGTTTATATTCCAAATAAAACAGGGATAATGGGTGCACCTATTTTATTAAACAAATTTTGTTGTGAAATTTTAGGGAATCCAATAAATGAAACTTATACATACGATAATGACACACAAGAATGTAGATGGGCGGCCAAAAACACAGAAACTTGTAGTGTTGACCCATTTAAAATAGCGCTAAACTCTAATGGCAATGATGGTTCAATATTTTATATTGATGGAAGTGATGAAACATGCTCATTGAATATTAATTTTGAT